CAACTACTCCGAAGGTACGGCTACGACTGGTGCTTCCGCTACTGGTAACACCTTCGATCCGCGTGAACCGGGTCTCCTCTACAACAACTTCGGCGGTTCCTATGTCGCCGGTGACGACATGTACGGTCAGTACTCCTTCAACATCAAGAAGGCATCTATCAAGGTGATTTCTGGTGCTATCAAGGTCGGTACTCGTGCAATCAAGTCTCACTACACCATCGAACTCCAGCAGGATATGGCTGCCGCTCACGGTCAGGACGTGGAAGCCCTCTTGCTCGAAGGTCTCCAGTTTGAAATTCAACAGAACATCGACCGTGAGATCCTCATGGCTATGGTGATCGTTGCCCAGACCCCGTCTCTCGGTGGTGAAGCTCCGATTAACATGGACCTTGCTGATCCGACTCGCCTCAACGCTGGTATGGGTCGCTGGGCTGCTGAACGTATCGCTGGTGGTATTGTCAACACCATGATTGCAGTCTCCCGTAAGATTGCTCTCACGACTCGTATGGGTTGCGGTAACTTCGCTATCGTGTCTCCGGACATCGCCGCTGCTGTGGCTACCCTTAACAACGGTATCTACACTCCGACCTACCTCCAGACCGATGCCGCTGTTCAGCCGGCTGGTGGCGTTGCTGATGCTGGTTCCCTCTTGAATGGCAACATCAAGTTGTACCAGGACATCTACGCTAACGCTTCCTATGCTCTCTTGGGCTACAAGGGTCCGCGTCAGGGTGAATCTGGTATCATCATGATGCCTTACATCCCTTATATCTTCTGCAAGACCGCTGGTCAGGAAGATGGTTCTCCGCGTCTAATTGTCAAGTCTCGTTATGCCATTGTGGCTAACCTTCTTGGCGCTGGTCAGTTCTACCGCTTGATCCATTTCAAGAATGTGTCTAGCGTTATCACTGGCATTGACCTTGAGAACAACCCGTGGGAAAGCAACGGCTCTGTTGGCGGTGCTTCTTTGCAGCCGGGTCTCTCTTACGAGACTGTTCCGGGTGCTAAGGACAACCTCGTCAACGTTGCTGGTGGTCTCTCCTTCGAGAACAACAACTGGTAATTGTTGACCTAACTTTGCTCCTTGGTTAGGGAATGGCGGTGAAGCAATTCACCGCCATTTTTGTATGCGGTAAACTCTGCCCAGCCGTCTTGTAGAAGATGTCTGGTTATATAGATTTTGAAAAAAAACAACAATTTTATAGTTGCCAAGTGCAGAAAAATTAAGTATCTTATTGATGAGGAAAATATGTATAGATGCTTAATTTGTGAAAAGACTGGAAAGGTTGTTGAATATGAAAAGGCGAGTTCCCTTGGAACTCATCTTTGGAAGACGCACGACTTGAAGCCACAACAGTACTATGACCAGTATCTCGCCAAACCGGGTGACGGCAAGTGTGCCGAGTGCGGCAAGCCGACAAAGTTTAGAACTATTGGACAAGGTTATGTAGAGTTTTGTAGCAAGAAGTGTGCCGCCAAGCACATCGCCGCTGACGCTGAACGAAATGCTCATAAGGTTTCTATGCGTATGGAGACTGTCAGCAAGCTGGATGCCGAGACGAACGGAGAATACAGTAAGAATGTTCTGGAATCCAGAAAGGCTACGATGGTAGAGCGTCATGGCGTCGAGTTTTATTCTCAGCACAAGGACTTCAAGGACAAGTATTACGCGACGAACATGGAAAAGTACGGCGTGAAGTCGTATATCGAGTTGCCTGAGTTCCAGAAGCATCTGCAACAAGTTAATATTGAGCGCATGGGCGTGCCTTATTACTTCTGCAAGCGTAAGGAAGACGCCATTCCGGGATATACAGAGCTTCTCAAGAAGTACGACTGCGAGCTGCTTGAGTTCGGCAACAAGAAGGAAATCACATTCAGGTGCAATAAGTGCGGTCACACGATGACCGAGCAAGACTTATATATCAAGAGCCGTGACAATCTTGGATGTACGCCATGTTCACACTGCAAGCCGAAGGATGCTTGGTCTTCTATAGCCGAGGACAATCTTCGCGAATATGTTGAAAGCATTGGGTTCAAGACGGAACATTATGATCGCAACTTCCTTGATGTGTACGGTGCCGACATAGTAATTGAGTCTAAGAAGCTGATTATCGAGTACGACGGAATCCACTGGCATAACGAGCTCTATCGTCCGGAAGATTACCATCTGATGAAGACCGAATTGGCTGAGAAGGCTGGGTACAGGATGATTCACATTTTCTCCAACGAGTGGGAGAACAAGCCGGATATTGTCAAGTCGAGACTTTCTACCATATTGGGATGCAATCAGAGACTGGTGTATGCAAGAAAGTGTGAGGTTCGTACAGTAAGCCATGAATTGTCCAACCAGTTCATGGAAAAGTATCACATTCAGGGTGAGTGTGTTGGTTCTACTCATCGCTATGGTCTGTACGAGGGTGACTCGTTATTGGCTGTGATGACGTTCGGTCCGAGCCGATATTCCAAGAAGGATACTGAGCTTCTCCGTTATTGTACGGTTCCGGGTGTTTCTATTGTAGGAGGAGCCGGAAAGTTGTTCAAGCATTACTTGAATGAAGTAGACCCGGAAAGTGTCGTGACGTTTGCAGACCGTCGCTGGTCTGGTAACGGTGCGTTCTATGACAAGATCGGATTTACGCTTGTTGGTACTACCGAGCCGTCTTACTACTATGTAGTGGGGAACACTCTTGCGAATCGCATGCAGTTCCAGAAGTACAAGCTCGTGGAAGCTGGGTACGATGCGAACAAGACCGAACATGAAATTATGTTCGAACGCAAGATCTACCGTATCTACGACTGCGGAAACTACAAATATATCTACAAGAAGCCAAAAGTTGAATCTGGACCGGAAAAGAGCTAATTTCCGGTTCATGCCAGAAATAATTTCTACAAGTTTTAACAAGTTGGATATTCAAGACCCGTTTTTCGACTCGCTGAAGTCGATGTACCGTGGATTTGACGATTGGTTCAGCAAGAAGGCGGAGTATGAGGAACCGTGCGCCGTGGTATATGGTGACGACGGCAAGCTGAAAGCCATGTTATATACCAAGGTCGAGGGGTTGGGCGAGGACTACAGCAAGATGGAGAAGCCGTTTGCCCCGAGTTTCCGCTTGAAGATAGGGACACTGAAGTCGGATCTGAGGGGAGAGGGAATCGGACGGAAGTTTCTTGAGACGTCTATCGAGAAGGCACGTCAGAATCCGAGCATCAAGGCGGTCTATGCCACAATATTTGCCGACAAGCCGGAACTTTCCGGACTGGTGAAGATGTTCGAGTCTCACGGATTTTCGCGTAGGTGCATGTACTGTACCGGAGAGACGGTATTTGAATACCCGATAACGTGGTGGAGAACCGGGATTTAGGCACAAAACTGGTTATGGTGAACTGGGCTGGTCGTTCTGACCAGCCTTTTCTGTATGTTTTCAATTTTATCAACACCTTATAAACTGCTTATAACCAAGCGAGATTTTGAAGATGGTACAGAAGGACGGAAAGGCATTGCTGTCGAGCATTCTTAACAACGACAAGGAATCGGTACGCCGCATCGTGGCGTCGTATTTCGAGTCGATGATGAAGAGGGAGATGGACAAGGCGTCTGTCGCCATTATGGAGTCAATCGGTTCCACTGCCAAGTAAGGGGTTGGATTATGAGACATTTAGTTGGTGATGTATTTCTTGAGGGCGTGACCGCCAAGATGATGGACCGGACTGACGAGTTCGGTGTCGGCGTGAAGCGTCTTGTCATCGAGGGTATCGGCATTGTGTGCGATATTCCGGGTATAAACAACCGTGCCTATCCGTTGCGTATCATTTCACGTGAAGTCGAACGTCTCATGAAGGAGATGGTGTCGAAGGGACGTCTTGCGGCAGAGCTCAACCATCCGCGTCTGGACGTGAACGGCGATGCCAAGGACTATCCGATTTTCGAGATGAACCTCGAGAAGGTCTGTGCCTTGATCGAAGACCTCCACATGGAGGGGAACAAGCTCATGGTACGCATGGTGGTCTTGGAAGAGACCCCTGCCGGAAAGACGCTTGCCGGGCTTATCCGTGGCGGATATCATCCGGGCTTCTCCCTTCGCGGTGCCGGTTCTACTGTACCGGCTGGCGACCACGAGGAAATCAGCGATGACTATACCATGATTACCATTGACGTCGTGGGTAACCCGTCTTTTGGTCAGGACGCCATCTTCAACAGCCGTACTGAAAGTGTCGAGAAGAAGGGCAAGACATTGACCGAGAGCGTATCCGGTAACCGTAAACCGCTTATCGAGTCTATTCAGAGCGTAATGAACAGCTATGGCAAGGCTATTGCACGGAATTACGAAGACCTGATGATTTGTCCGGGCGTTTACAACAAGAATGCGCTAGTTTCAGCATTACGCCAGGGAGTATAACGATGGAACTTTCTAAGATTTTGACAGAAGACGAGATGTCGCAGCTTTCTCCGGAAGTCGTGACGAAGCTGGAATCGGCATATCGAGCCGAGCTCGCCAAGTCTATCGAGTCGGACGCCGTTAAACAGCGTAAACAGGTCGAGAAGATGCTGGAATGCGTGATGGACCGTGCAGACAAGATGATTGCCGAGGCGGTTGCAGATAACGTGTCCAAGTTCAAGGATACGGCTGTGAACGACAAGATGTACAAGGTGTTGAAGGCTATTTCGGCTTGCATGGAAAGTGCCGGCATTTCGTTTAACGATGAGCTTGCCCAGGCTAAGAAGGCACAGAGGGATGCCGAAGTTAAGCTCCAAGATGCCTACAAGGAACTGAACAAGTCCAAGCAAGTGGTGAACGAGCTTACGAAGAAGGAGTTCATCATGAAGCAAGTCGAGGGAATGAAGCCGGATGCTGTTCAGGCAACGCTTTCTAACTTCATGAACCCGAAGAAGGACGTCCGCGAGATTACTAAGGAGTCTATTGCTAACTTCATCAACCAGAACGAGAGTGGCGGTGACGTGCTCATGCTCGACGTTGACGCTGATGCGGATGGCGAATTGAACATGGCCAACGTTGAAAATGCACTCAAGGACATCAACCACGAGCTCGACATGGAAGAGAAGCCGAAGAAGACCCAGAAGATGGTTTCCAACGGCAATACGCTTAACGGAAAGAAGATGGCTGGCGAGAGCCGTTTCGAGAGTCTCGGGAAGGGTCTACAGCCGCAACGTGTCTCCATTCCTACTCCGAACGTGACGCTTGAGTCGGTTGACGGAGTTGCTTACAGCAATGACGACCGCGATGTCGCCGATGCCATGACTCAGTTGCAGGAGTTCGCCGGAATTGGCGTTGGAAAGTTCTCTTAAATTTCTTCATCATAGATAACCTCCAGGGGCGTCCGGCGACGGACGCCCTTTTTGATGTAGTTTAAACTAGGAAACGTACATTCCGTTATAAACTACGGAAAAGAGG